ATTATCTGTGAAGACGCATATCCTGATTGTGAATGTGATGATGTGTGCGAGGATTGTGATGCCGAATATGTTGAGCAATAACGAGTTGACTGTAGAGATTGAACGCATGAAAGGTGATATACGTTTGATACATAAATCTATAGAAACTATAGAGAAGAATCATTTGCGACACATTGAGGATGATGTCAATAGTATTAAAAAAATATTGTGGACTGTTGCAGTAGTAGCAGGAACACAGATGATTATAATTGTTAGGGAGCTTTTAGTTAGAGGTATATAATGTTTGGATTGTTAGGAGCAGTATTTTCTACAGCAGTAGATTGTTTTAAACAAAGACAGGAGACTAAGAAGTACGAAGCTATGGCAGAAAGAAACCATATGTATCGTATGGCTCAGGGGGAGATAGACTATCAAGCACAAGTAAGAGCAGACAATGCTAACGGATGGAAGGATGAGTTTGTTCTTGTTATTGTATCATTACCAATTTTAGTATTAGCATATGCTGTATTTTTTGGTGATGACATGATGAAAGAAAAACTAGACCTGTTCTTTCAATACTTTAATGGATTACCTCAATGGTATCAATGGTTATTGATAGGTATTTTTGGAGCTATATATGGACTTAAACCAGCAGCTGGTATGTTTGGAAAGAAATGAAACATATAATTATTTTTTTATTTTTAACCATAGGTGTATATGCGACAGATAATAGTACGTCTAATCAGACCAATACTTCAGGCTCTAACACTTCCATATCGGGTGGTTACACGTCAACAACCACGAACTCGTACCAAGGAGGTCAGACTAACACCACGACCAATAGCACGAGTAACACGACAGAAAGTCAAAGAATACCAGTAGGCTCAGCTATAGCACCTAGCATGAGTAGTTATTCACAGGACTTGTGTATAGTAGGTCTGTCAGGTTCAATGCAGGTAACTGGTTTTGGAGTAGCAGCAGGAAGCTATATAATAGATGAGAATTGTGAAAGAATGAAACTTAGTAAATTACTGTATGATTTTAATATGCGTGTAGCTAGTATAGCTATACTGTGTCAAGATGATAGAGTGTTTAGTGCTATGGAAAACGCTGGAACTCCTTGTCCATTTGAAGGACAGATAGGTAAAGCAGCAACTGAGCAATGGAAAAAGTATGATGTAGAAAGACCTGACTATGATAAGTACGTACAGAAATTAAAACGAAGAGCAGCTATAGATAGAAAAACAGAATTCAAACCAATACAAACGGAGTATCAACTATATGGAGACGATAATTAAATGTGGTTACTTATTTATAATTGCATTTCTGATAGCGTGGGCAGCAACTGCAGAAAACGTGACCACAGAAAACCTGTTACCAAATGGTACAGGCAGCTCAAGTTCTTATCAAAACGTAGACAACACAATACCTAGTATATCTACAAATGGTTTTAATGTAGTAGGAACTGTAAGAGATTGGGGTGGTGAATTAGAAACTACAGGCACAGGCTCTATAAATTATACTGGCAACTTAACTGACTATGCTACACAGCAACAACTAGACAATGGTATTACACTTGACTCTACTACTATAGTACAAAACTGTGAGTGGACTGGTTCTGCTTATCAATGTGGTCAGCATAGAACAGGGCAAGACAGTTATACAACAACAGTAAAGATATTAGATGACGAGGGAAATACTCTAGCCATAGTAAATCAAACTAGAAACAATGATGCTGGATATGGCAACAATGCTTTTAAGTACGAAGATTCTGTTAGCTATACAGGTACAGGCAGTAACCAGTTCTACTGGGAATGGGAAGGTGTAGACGGAGGTAGTTCTGTAAATTTAGGTGGACCTAATTTATTAGGTGCTAAACTTACCATGACTTATGACCCTACTGTAATACCACAACAAACTATAGAAGAGATAGAAGAAGTGATAGAAGAGTTTGTAGAGTGGCAAGAGTTGTTTGAAGAACCAGTTTTTATAGAAGAATTTATACCTATGCCTATTGCATTAGAGGAGCTAGGTATAGTACCATTAGAAGAAGAAATAGTATTTGAAGAGATACAAACTTTAGAAGAAGAGTTTGAAGAAGTAGAAATATTACAGGTATTTGGAGGACCAGAGATTGTTGAAGAAGAGTCAGAACCTACAGAAGAAACGCCTACAGAAACTACTGCAGCTACAGAAGAGTTCATGGAAGAACAACCTGAACAGACTGAAAGTACCTCTGTGGCAACAGTTCAGGAAGAACCTCAAGGTGAACAACCTGAGACAAACAGTATGGCAATAATAGATGTGCAAGACGTACAGGCACAAGTAGCAGTCAAAGTAAAAGGCATAGATAAACAACTAGCTGCTACTAATATTATTGTTGCTGAGTCCATAGAAAAACAACAAGTAGATATATCTAGTTATTACAAACAATACACAGATAACAGAGCTATATATGAGGGCAATACTTACGAAGATTTACGAACACTTGATGAGTATACTAAAAAGATTTATACTGATAATAAAAAGTTTATGGCTATTTCTATGAATGACCCTGTAAAGGACTATCAAAATAAACTTAGAAATGCTACAATAAAAAGACAAATAGCTGAACAAGAGCTAAGAAAAATAAGAGGTTATTAATATGGATATATTAGAATCATTAAAAAAATATATAGTCCTTATAGGAGTTATCTCAACAATTGGAGGAGGCTTCTACACATGGGGTGTATTTAACAACAGACTTGATGAGTTAGAACAATCTAAATCTACTAAAACAATTAAAGCTATGCAAAAAGAAATATCTGTATTAGAAAAAAGAATAGCTGTTTTGGAAACAAGTCTTAGTGAATTTAGAATAACAATACAAAACCCATTAAAAAATTAAGGAGGTATCATGGCTTTAGATAAAGAAAAAATTAAAGAAGAGCTTAAAGACTTTACTGAAGATGCAGCAGAAGTTATTGGAGATGCACTTAAAAAACATTTCTGGAAATCTGTAAAAGCAGCATGGAAAGGTTTTTCTGTTATCCAAAAACTATATGTAGTTGCAATCTTTGGAGCTTACTCTTATTTATTATATTGGATTTAAACTAACTGGCCTATCCAGTTTCCATCGTTATCAAGAACCATAGGAAACAATTTAGGTATTCCATCTATAATCATACCACAGCCTAGTATAAATCTAGTCTTAAAATTTCTAGCATAGGCAAATGCTAGGCTCTTTTGATTTATAAGACATCCTACATTCATACCCCAAAATAAATTGTCAGGGTTTGCCCACCATGATATCAAAAACTTTGTGTGGTAGTGTCCTTGTACTGCGCTCATTCCCATAGTTTGTGATACCTTTAAAACATCTGCTGACCTGCCATGTGTAAAGAAACACCTTTGTTTGTTAGGTAAAGTAATAGTCAAATCATCTTGCCATGTCCACTTCTTTGTGCCTAAAAACTCACCATAAGTTCTAAGAAACATACGGCTCATGCCAGACTTTAATGCCCTACGATATACCATAGAACTATGATTAGATTCTACCTCTATTACTTTAGGAAAGATTTCTTCTAGTTCTTTTACGTACACCTTTGCTTGTGCTAGTTCGTCACCTGGACTAGGCAAGTCAGGGTCATGGTCGTGCATAGACATAGCTTGAAAGTCTAATAAGTCTCCTATATTTACAACAAAATCTGGTTGGTATTCTTTTTTAATTTGAGTCAAAAAAGCAAAAGCATCTTTGTGATGATATGGTATGTGCAAATCACTTATTACTAATATGCGCTCATACATAATCGTATCTTACCACAAGTTATCCACATTAATCAACAGGTGGATTTAATTCTTCGAACAAGTTTAACAATCGTTTTTGTATTAAGTTGCGCAATCTTTCTTCTGTAAGTTCAAAGGTTTGCTTATCATTTAATTTAGCATGACATACTTGTTTTTCTTTTATCATATAAGTTATGTCTTTTGCTAACTCATTGACTGTTTTTGTCATTGACATTTTATCTCCTGTTATTATATAATATAAATGTTAGTTGAGTTGAGTCAAACAAAGGTTTGACAATGAAGAAAGCAAGGAGACTTGCACTACAGCTCAACTAAAATTTTACTCCTTCTTTATAATAATTACAAAACTCATTAACTGGACAGTAATGCTCACACCTTACATCTTCGCCTACACGATGCACTACGACTGCGTCTTTACCGTCTTCTAAATTGTTTTGTTTTAAATATTGTTCTGCTAATGGGCGAGAATCTAACACGCGTACTGCTTTCTTTCTTCCTTTTTTCATAACTGCATATGTATCTGGCTTAGACCATCTTTCTTGTGGTGTGCATATGGGTAGCTCATTAGATTTACTTTTCATTGCAGACTGGTGTAAAGCAATTCTAGTTTTTATATAATCTGCCTGTTCTTCCTTACTCCATCTACGTATTGGTATCATAACTACTTGTTTTCGCGGGTAATTATCTGATTGCATAACTCTAACTTTTGACCAGTCTCTAAGTATGGCTAAAATAGATAATGATTTAACATTCATATCGTTATGTGATGCTATAAAATCATAAACATTAAGTTGCTGTTCCCATTCTAACTTGCCATTTTCCATTGCATCTAACGCTGACCAAGCAGATGTTACTTTAAAATCTATCAAACTACCATCTTGCTGCAACAAATCTATTTGCCCGCTAAGTTTCCAATCTAATGTTTCAGGACCATTATAAAAAATTCTTTGTTCAGATATGTCACTATTAAGTGCAGCTCTTTCTATTACATGATGAACTGATTGACCAAGGAGTGAAAAAATTAAATCAGAAACATCTTCTTCAATATCAAGAGCATGCACCCTTTGTAACTGCACTAAACGTGGAGGTTTTATAAGGGTGGTAGTGCTAATGTCACTACCCTCTTTATTATAGGTGTCGTTTTGCACAGCTCGTACTATTGCTTTTGGCAAATTGTATTTGTTGTTTATTTTTTTTGTAATGTAAGTTGTTTTTACATCACGCATTAGAACGGCACATCTCCAATATCGTTTGCCTCATCACCCATGTCAGTGTTCATGCCTTCTAGTTCTTTTGACCTTAAAATTATATTCCTAATACCTTCTGATAACATGTTAAAAGATTCTCTTTTGTTTTGTTGAAAGTCTTCTATTGTAAACAAAATTACATCATGTATAGCTGGTCGTAAACTATCTGCTTTGTTGTGTGGCATAACACTGTTAACTTGTACTTTGCCTCGTTTGTCTTCTATAAGATTTAACATACAACCTACATCAAGTAGATTACCTATATCAAATCCTTGTTTTTCTGTTTCAGTAAATGCTCTACCTCTCCACGATGTTAAGTCTGCACCCAGTTTACTTTTCTCATGAAGAGATAGATTATAAAACTTGCTAATAGTCAATGGCATGCCATCTTTTAATTGTTCAGGCAATTCCCATATCAACATAACTTGTCGTTTCCAAGTAGTTTCTCCTTCAAACGTACTCTTTTGTGTGCCAAGGTCTATGACTTTAACACAACGTGCTTCATGTACTCCAACTTCTGGCTGAGTAAAACCAGTGTTGCTTTCTGTACTCTTTGCAATTAATCCCATATATTCCTCCAAATTTTTTTTTAGTATTTTAGAATATTAACTGATGTAAAGGTTAATGTCAACTTGACTAGAGTTAATTTTGTCGTATATTAAGACTATGGAAAATGAAAATTATGTGCTAGCTGCACAAAGAACTGTAGAAATTAGAAATAAATATGGAGGAGCAGAACTAGCAAGAAAGCTGGGCGTTTCTCATGCTGCCGTATCAAAATGGAAAGTCATACCACCTTTTAGAGCATATCAGATTGCACAACTAGGTGATTATGAGTTAGAATATATAAGACCAGACATAAAGTTTAATGTCGGACCACAAGTTTAGAAGGCAGCACATCCTTTACATATATGCGACTCCTTTAAGCTGCCTTCTTTATGGCATTGCTATAGCACCGTGTTATAAAATGCTAATGCGATTTTATCCCCTTCATCTTCATCTTCACCTTCACCTTCATCTTCACCTACATACAAGATAGTTGACAAGCAGTAGTTCAATTAGTTATATTAACTAGAGTAAAGGCATGAGAAAATTAAAAAGTTTTGAACAAAGTCCAGCATTTCAATTCTACGCAGGCGATTGGATAAGTGACCCTAATCGTATGATGATGTCGTTAGAAGAGCAAGGTGCATACATTTTACTGTATTGTCATTGCTGGAGAGCTGGCACTATATCAAAAGATATGGAAGTAATGGCACGAATGTGCAATTGTAGTTTAGACAAAATAAAAAAAATATGGCCTAAGATACAACACATGTTTAAAGAAACAAAAGATGGTCAATTGTATTGTGTACAAGCGGAAGAAGAAAGGCAAGAACAAGTTTTTAACAGAAAAAAACGTAGCGATGCAGGTAAGAAAGGTGCTAGAGTACGTTGGAATCGTAAAGCATAATATGTTTTTCTATTATATCTTCTATGTTATGTGTGTTGCAGTAAAAAGTATCGAATCGGTCTTCTATTTCTTTTACAACAGCTTCTGTAATAGCAATGCTGTCTGTTACGCGCCTTGTTTTATCTATATATTTTAGAATTTTAAGTTTATCTAATTCTTGTATTGTTCCATTTTTTTTAACAATTTCCATCTGTGTCCTCCAACAGTTGTAAAACTTCTGCAAGCAAATCTCTTTGTCTACCCCACTTGTTTTCGAAATCTCTTTTGCTGTAATGAAAAGATTCTTTTCCTATTCTATGATGCATAACGCATAAAGGTAACACTTCGTAGTGGCTAGCTCTTTGACCCATACCAGTCATATCTCTTATATGATGTAACTCAGCAGGAGAGTATAGATTACCTTGTTTACGACATACAATGCAACCTAATTTTGCAACTTTATTCATGTGTTCTTTTTCTGCTTTAGTTGCAGGCTTTTTACGAGCCATATTTTTTTCTTTCTCTACCATCGTTAATCATTTTTGTTTTCCATGTGTCAAAATTAATATCAACGATTTTCTTTTGCCAATTAAGTTCTGCTTCTATTTGCACAGCTTCTGACAATGCCTTTATGTGTTCCTCGTATCGTGTATCACTGCGCGCTTCTCTTTCTTGCGCAGCAGCAGACTCTAATTTTCCTGTTGTGCTGTTTAACTGGTACTCTTTCATTAGTCTTGCAAGTAGTATTTTACGTGCATGCTCTAAATAAACTAAATTTTTCTTAGCTTCTGCATGTTGTTTTCCTATTTGTCTTAATTGTTCTAATTTAAATTCTATAAGTTCGTCACCTGTATTCATTTGTTAGCCTCCATAGCTTTCGCTTTTTTAATATTGTAATGTTTGATGTAATTTAGTACATCTTTGCTTGGCGAAATAGGTGTTACCTGTTTGTTGGCAGGAAAATGCTTGTACTTGTCTTTAAATATCCAACTAGCCCAACCATCATTGTAACCTTTTTGCCTAGCATAGTATAAAACTTGACCATAAAAATGTTTCTTATGTTCTGGTTCTACTTTTTCTTTTTTCGTTACTTCTATGAGCCTGCCTTGCTTTATAAGAACAGCTTTCTCTTTTTTCGTAGGTACATGTAAACACATAGGACATTCTGGCTCATTTTTAGTGGGTTTGTAGACATGATTACACTCTACACATGTATAAGGTTGCTTTTCTATGTCGAGTGGCTTATTTGGCTTCCTATTGTCTCGTTTTTTAGCCTGTAAAGACCACGTAGGTGGCTCATCAGGAAATCCATGCTCGTAAACAGCGCCACTGTGGTCAATTATAAGGGTGTCTTTCTTGTTTTTATAGGGCCTAAGACTTCTACCTACCATCTGCAAGTATAATCCATAGCTTTTTGTAGGCCTAGCAAGAATAACACACGATACTTTTGGACAATCCCAGCCCTCTGTAAGCACTTGACAATTACTTAAAACCTTTATATCGCCTGATTCTAGCATTTCTAACTGTTTTTCACGCTCTGTTTCCTTCATTTCGCCATCTATATGCCCAGCAGGTATACCATTTTGCCTAAATATATTAGCAATGTACTTACTATGCGCAATAGATGTAGCAAAAACCACAGTTGGTCTGTCATTTGCATACAAATTCCAATGTTCTACTAAATCTCCTACTAATTTAGGCACATTCATGCGCTTGTTTAGCATTTTGGCATCATAATCACCTGCGGTAATTTTAATACCTTTTAAATCTGGCAATGTTGGTGCTACTATTCTGCTTGGCACTAAAAAATCGTTGTCAGTAAGCTCCTTTATGTTGCTACACTCTATTATTTTTTGGTATACATCACCTAATCCTCTGCCATCTGACCTGCACGGTGTAGCAGTAAGACCCACAATGTAAGTGTCTGGATATAAATCTATTAATTCTTGAAAACTTGTAGAAACTGACCTGTGTGCTTCGTCTAAAATAATTAAATCAGCAGGAGGTAAGTCAAAATCATGCTTGTCTTTACGAGCAGTTAAAGTTTGTATAGATGCTACCTGCACAGCAGCATGTTTTGTTGGGCTTTTACCTGCCATTAATATGCCGTGTGACACTCCGAAATCGTACAGCTTACGGCTACATTGCATAATAAGTTCTCGTCTGTGCGCAACAAACAAGCAATGTTTGCCACCTGCTACTACACGCCTCATAACTTCAGAAGCTACAACGGTTTTACCAGAACCAGTGGGCGCAACTAATAAAAGTTTGCGTAAACCTTTTCTGTAATTAACAGACATGTCTTCTATGCTGTTTGTTTGATATTTACGTAGTTGGTACATAACGCCTCCATATATCGTTTAATTGGAATATAACTTCGCGCAAATTTTCAGGTGGTTCACATGCTTGCGCAAATCTAATAGCCTCTTCTCTTGCATAATCATAACTTTCACCACGCATGCGAATACTAATGAGCATTTTAATTAACTTTTCATGCCTGTCACCTTCACCAGCACCGTAACTAAAATTTGTGGTAGTATGTTTGTATGTCTTATCTAAAACAATTTTATGAGTCTTTGGTCTACTTAGGCCTAACTGCACTTTTAATTGTTCTGGGCTGTATGGGTTTCTTTCTATTTTTTTTATTATTTTTATTGGAAATGGTTTATTCTTATTGTGGTAAAATCCTGCGACACGCATTACGCGGGGTAGGTCTTTAACTTTAGGGTCTGCATTAAACTTCTCAGCTAGAGCCTGTTGATACAATGTAAAACTTTCCAGTGGCATGTCATGCACTAACCAGTAGCAGTGGTATTTGCCAGGGCTAGTGTTGACAATCAGGTGAGGCTGTAAATCAAATTTAGTGGGTAAAGGAGAACCATCTAAATCTATAAATACAGCTCGCACCTGATTTATGTGGCGTGTAGTCCTACCAAGGAGGTCGGTTTGATTTACTGTGAAAAACACGCCAGCTCCTTTTCTATTTAATTCTGCAAGTTCATGAAAATGTTCACGAATTGTACCGTGGAATTGTTTTATCAATGATTTCTTCGTGCCTTGCTTGTCACTAAAAGTTTGAAACGAATGATATTCACCAAAGGTTTCTAAAAATGTGTAGTATTGACTGCACTTCATAAATATTGCTTGATTTTTTATAACTTCTCTATAATCCATAATCCACCCCATATGTATACATACCATTTTAGGATATAAGTTATTGAGCCTAAAATTGTATCATGCAGATACTTTCTTTTTTTGGCTCGTAAGCTTCTTTCTAGCTTTAACAGATTTCGCATGTTTTTTTCTCATCTCCCCTTTTTGTTTTTCGTTCATGGTGCGAAAGAAACCTGCACCTCCAAATGTATTTGTCTTCATATTGCACCTGCCATGATTGCTATTGCTAACCAACAGCTAAAAAATATTGCTAAGATTACTTTACTCATCATCTTCCTCCTCGTCCTGATGGTCAAACTCTTCCCAACATGCCTCCCATATAAAATCGTCCTCTGCCATGACACAAGCATCTTTAAAATCATATCCTTGCTCCATGTATTTCTCGGCTCTTGCTTCGAGCCATTGTTCTTTTAATGTATCACTCATTACTTATCTTTCCCTCCCAATGTATTTAGCTGCTTCTATCAAAATTTCGACACTGTCTTTTGCTCTTCCGAGCATTACATTACAATCATTGCATAATAACTTTCCTATTTTGCCAGTCTTATGGCAATGGTCTATATTCAACGACTGTTGATTTGTGCCTCTGTTTTTATGTCTGATATTAAGGTCTTCTTGTGTGATGCCACAGATGTGACACCACGGCTCTTTCCATAACTCATCATATTGTTCGTTTGTAAGATTGTATCGTTTTATGGTGATTTGGCGATTATGTCTTTTAACAAACTCACGACCCTTCTCTGTTTTGCGAAGAGCCTTGTGATACTTGTATTCATAATCTTTTCTGTCAGTGTAATGAAAATCCCATTTTTTGCTATATCCCATTATACTGACCTCAATCTTTTAATCTTTGCATCAAGTTGCCTATTTACCTCTTTGTAAATAGCTAACCTCAATGTCTCTAATGTAGCATCGTCTAAATGCTCACCTTGTATATTAAAAAAATCTGTAACTAGACCATCATCATTATATGTTCTAGCATAGATATTTACATCAAAAACTATGTTTGGTTTATCGCTCATCTTCGACCTCCCTGTCTATTGGATTTGGTGCTGGTATAAATGGCACTAATAACCAAAGCAGTATTAATAAAACTTTTTTAATCATTTGCCACCTCTTTGTTGAAATCATATTTATCTACAATTTCATAATTGAAATCATATTCATCCATCACTTCATTAATGGCTGTGAATACAAATCCCTTAGCTTCGACAAATGCATCAGCATCCCAAGTGCTATTGCCGAATTTTAGTTTTGCTAGATATAAAATCCTAGCTCTTTGTATCATGGTCAACCTGTCAGCATATGTGCTATGGTCAAGCATACTACTTAATTCGTAATTAAATTTTTGTTTCTCTGTCATAACGACCTCCATGCATATAATTATATCTGAACTAAAGTTAATAGCAATACGGACTAATGATGACAAGTAAACATTAACCAAGGTTTGATCTTAACCAAAGTAAAGTATGTGTTGCATTACTATTTAACATAAGTTAATATGTATGTATGCATAAGGATGTATTATTTAAAGAGCTACAACTAGCTATTTTCGGAGGTAAAAAACTTAAAAAGATACAGGACCTTTGCACAATCTTAAAAGGGAGGATTAACAATATGTCAGAAATAGAAAACGGAACTACAGAACATGTCACTATCGATACACAAATATCAAGCTTTGTTGATATGGCTAACAAACTTGATAACCATTACAGCGTTAGTGAAACTAATAGGCTAACTGATGATTACGAAACTTTTATCAATGCATTTACTGAACTAAGAAATGCTATACATCAGAAAGACCAATGGTCAGCAGTTGATAAGCTCGACCAATTTTCTATACTACATCAAGCTTTAGATGTTGGTTTAACCAATATGAAGTCTAGACTGCGACAGTTAATGCAATCTATCAACAGATTAACAGAAACTGAAGATAAGCTAGACAGATTCAGAGACTGTCTTTTTGAACTTATGGAAGACCACATGGATAGTGTAGTAAGAGACAATGCACGAGAAGACATGAGAGAAATAGCACAAGAAGAGATAGACGAAGCTGTTTCTAACCTTTACATTACTAGATGAAACTACCAGTTTTGTCACTTCTGGCTAAAAAGTGACACATTTTAAGGCCATATAAGCGATTCTAAAACTAACATGAAGGGTAAGGTATACCTTTTACCGTACCTAATCTGGGCTATCTTCTTGCTAAACCATAATAGCTTTATCACATGTTACTTCTATACGAGACAATAATGAAGTAATGATGACAATAGAACAGTAATCATGAAAAGATCTTAACCATAGTTAATAGTTACATACCAACTATGGCCTCGCATATTAT